CCTCAACGACCTTGTTGAGGACGTCCACCGCATCCTGACCAACGAAAGCGAATTGTATCGACAGTACCTGCGGGCGGTGTGGGACAGCCACGCCGTCACGGGGTCGCTTTCGTTCGACAACTGCAAGGCGTGCGAGATGCTCCAAGAAAAGGCCAAGGCAATCGGCAGCACCGAAGTCGCGGAAGAGAAGCTGGCGATCATTAACTTGGCACTGGGCGTCGTGTTGCGGCGCTATCAGAAGTCGCGCAAGCAGCGGCGCAACATGGTCGCGGGGGAAGTAGTCCCCAACGACAACGACGAGTGATCCTAGTGTGCTGAAACCAACTTTTGCCGGGGAGGAAACTCCTCGGCTTTTTCTTTCGCACCGGAGGATCAGATGGTCGAGCTAATCAAGTACGCAGCCGCCCGCGCCGCTCTCGCAGAAGCGCACCGGGTGGACGAGGTCAAAGACATCCGCGACAAGGCCGCTGCAATGGAACACTACGCAAGACAAGCCAAGGACCGCGAGCTGATCGAGATGGCAACCGACATCAAACTACGTGCCGAGCGCCGAGCGGGCGAGCTGCTCGCCGAGATGCCGAAGAACAAGGGCGCGCGAGAACAGCTGCACGGCCGAAATTCTTCTGGTGGTCGAGAGACACGACCGCCAGAAGACGCCACACCGAAGCTCGCCGACATGGGCATCACCAAGGATGAAAGCTCGCGCTGGCAGAAGCTCGCGAAGATGCCAGTGCAAGTATTCGAAGCAAAGCTCACGGGCGTCAAGACCGCCATGCGCGCAAAGACCGAGGGAGCAAAGCGCACCAAGGGCAGTACACGGCACAATCCAAAACCACCCCAGACGAAGGCCAAGCACGAAAAGATCGTGGCGCTCTCCGATGAAGGAGCACCAACGCGCGACATCGCGGCAGCAGTTGGTGTTGGCCAGCGCATGGTTGATCGCGTGCTGGAAGTCGAGAACGCACGGCGCGAAGGCCCAGAGCCGGAGATCGAGCGCACCATGCTATCGATGTCAGCGCAGGAGAAGCTCGACGCCGCCATTCGCCAGCATCAACGAAAGCTCGATGCGCAATTCGAGCGCCGAGTTTTGGATGAGATCAAGAAGCGCATCGACGAGATGATCCTGCCACATTGGAAAAAACAGATCGATCAGGCCCAGGAACTCTACGCTCGGCGCAGAGGACTGATGGATAAGGCGACGTTCAACAAGATCAGGCGCGGTCTACATCCAGACAGTCGCAACTCAATCAGCGACAAGGTGCTCGGCGAAGCCTTCGATACTTTCATGGGCCTGGAAAAGTTTTTGCTTGCTGAAAAGGACAGCCCGACAGAGGTGGGCGCAGGTCTACCGCGCACCTGGGCGGAATGGGAGGCTGCAAAACAGAAAGCCACCGCAGCACGCAGGGCAAAACGGCACGCCAATCCAGTGAGGCGACAATGATTATCCCCGCCGGTGAGCGCGCAACCGAAGCGGAAATCACGCTCGCGCTGATCGAGTTTCTCAAGACCCGGTCTGATCGCGAGGCTGACTTCAAAACGCTCCGGTTCTATCTACCGAGTTACATCAAGCTCTCGCGTGCCGATAAGGAAGTTGCACGCGAACGCGACGCAGAACTCAAATGGCACACCGTCCTCCGGAACATTGGTGCGCATGCCAAGCAACGGGGTAATGCCATTCACGACGGCATCTTGGGGAAGCGGCGCGGCGGCGGCTATTACCTCAGGCGCACACCCAACGCGGAGACGGTGGCTGCACTAGAGGAGCTGGAGCGCGGAGGCGGCAAGGTCTATCGCGGCACCAGCAAGGAAATCATAGATATGTTGGCCGAGGATGATGATTAGCTGTCGCGGGTCTGTCGCAGCAGACGCTGCTGCACCCTTTTGTGTTTGACCGCTTGCTCCAAAGTCAAATGTTCGCCAAGCATCTCGCCAATGAAGTGATCGTAAATTGCATAGCCTCGCGCCGTGCGCCTGATCTTGAACCGGCGCTCGATCGACAGCTCCAGCCACGGCTTTGCTTCTGGCGCCCAGCTCACCGTACCCGCCCATGCGCCGCCTTCACCTCAGCGAGGCGGGTGAGCGCATCCGCAAATCGATCGCGGGCGTATCTCAATCCTCTGACCCCGCGCCGGTTGAACAACGCAGCTGCCGCCGTCGCAAATGAAAACCTGTGGCCGAGGATCAACCACAACAGCCGCGCGTCCGTGCCGCCGACATGGCGCACGATCCAGCGCAGGAAACTGTTGACCTTCCAGGCTTTCTCGAGCCCCATGATGGTGGCGAGTTCGGCCTGGGTCGCAGCATCGACGTGATCAGATTGCCACCACTGCGAGCTGCCAGAAATGCGCGACATGCCCTCAAAAATTCGTTCGACCTCGCGGCCCATCAAAAAAGCCGCTTCATCGATCCTGTCTGTGCGCCTTTCCTGATCCAACAAATCGACCCTCGCCAACGCGCGCATGCGCCGTTGCTGGTCAAAGGGATCGGCAACCGCCACGACGGCAAGCGTGCTCCGAGTGTTGTTCACGCTCGTCGGCATATCGCCGGGAAGGCCGGTGACAGGCTCTGGCACCCTGCTGCCGACATCGTGCCGCCCGACTCTGCCCGTACGTGACATCAGGCCTCCCGCTTCGATGTACGTTTGCTCCAGTCATCGCCTGGACGTTCGAACGGGCCGGTAGGTCGCCCGTACTTTTTGAACATCGCCTCGTAGCTATCCTCGGCGCTGAAGCGCGGCGGCGGCAGTGCCTTCATCAACTTCGGCCCCATCGCCGAATAGCGCGCTACCTTCTCGCACCAGTTCTGCTCGGCAACACAGGCCTCAACAATTTCAGCGAGACTTGGCGGCCATTTTGATCGTGTCTGAATACCCGTGGTTGGCGCACTCACGTACTCGATGACCTCCTTCGGGAACCTCATCAGGTTCATCGCCGCCTGTGTCATGAACGCTTCCGGGTTTTGGTAGTCGGCCTTGCGATACCCGGCCAGGATCATCTCCACCCTCGACAAGACCCAACTTGTGTCTAATTCGGTTGGCTGCAGCTGTGATCGGGCTTTCAGGTTGCTGTCGGGGACGTAGCTGAAATGATCCACCCTGCCCTCCATTTTGGATCGGTGACATAACCCACTTGCACCAAGTCAGGTGCTCATTCGTGATCAGCGTTGCCTTGGTGACGTAGTACAGGCGGAAGCGTTCGCCCTCGGTTTCAATCCGGTTATCCGGCCAGCCCTTCGTCCGTGCGTAAGCGCGGTCCTCGTCGGACAGCTGCCAACTTTCGGCAAGTAAGTGTTTCTTCCTTCCTTCTTTCTTTCCTTGGTTAGGAAGAAAGGAAGGATCTTTACTTACTTGCTTGTCACGCTTGTCACGCGCGTCACGCGCGTCAGCGTTACGTGCTCTATGATTTTGTTGACGTATTCTATTTTGTTCGCGGCGTTGCAGCATGACCTCTCTGTCCGCGATCTCCACCACACGATTGATCTGCGCCTCGGTCAGACCGGCTTCGCGCAGCATCGGTACAGTGATGATCATCGGATAGCGCCCCAATCCTCTAGGATGGCCAACGCTGCGTCCAAGCCATAAGCCGTCGCGCAGATCACTCCCGACGCTTTCAGCTGCTCCTGGCGCGTCTGCTGGGCTTGAGTGACCCTTCCGCCGGGAGCCTTAACTTCGATTTCATGATACCGCCCAGTCGGCGATACGATCGACACATCACCCACACCGGGAAGTAAACCTTGCCGCTTCAGGTCCGCGCCCACCCAAGGCGAACGCTTCCCTTCGTTCGGGACGTGCCAAAAAAGCCAGCCGGGATTTTTGCGCCACGCGATGTGAGCAAAAATCGCCGACTGGATCAGCCTCTCCGACTCCGGGCTTCGCCTGCTCTGCTGTGCTTTTCGAGGCATCGCTAGGCATCGGTTGGCTTAGTTACGGTTCCGTGATGCCCCACAGCTTCGGTGATGCTCGATAGCCAAGCTTCGCCAACGCCTCGGTCAGGACCAGAAACGTGTCTGCCGGGAGGCCGTCGGTCTTCCAATTGGTGACGTGCTGCGTCTTGCGCGGCTTGTCGGGCGTGCTGGTCAGCTCCGCAACAGGCCCGTTGCCGCCCAAGGCGACAATGATGTCGCGAGCGCTTCTAAGCTCGCAGAGCGCACGCGACCGGCGACGTGGGTGAGACATCCAATGAACCTCGGATTTGTCGAAAACCTACAGATGAGGTGTAGGAGTGTCAAATCCAGAAATGCTCGATGGTGCCTCCGACAAAAATATCTGAGGATATTGCCTCCTGTACAACTATCCTGTATCGCTACATGAGATGCGGCGCTCCAGGGAGGCCCTGGGGAGCGTGCATTTGGCGGATGCTATCGAAATCGGTAAGCGATTAAGATTGGTCCGAGAGGCTCTGAAGATGAGCCAGACCGCGTTGTGCCGCCTTGCCGGTATCAGTCCGCAGGCATGGAACAACGCCGAAACCGGCGACAACCTGCTCACGGTGGCGAATGCGGAGAAGCTCTGCCGGGTGACCGGCATCACGATGGATTGGATTTATCGCGGGCAGATCGCTTCGGCGTTGCCCGCCGTTTTGCTGGAAGAAATTCAGAAACAACAACTACAGCAATCACGTATCCCTACGCGCCGTCCTCGTAACAAAGCTGGCTGAAAACCCGCCGCGCCGACGCGCGATCCTCGGGAAACATACCCAGGATATAAGCGCACAGTCGCCGCCGCTCCCACACCCGTTGTCCATCAAAGCGCTCAATCCCCGCCATCATATGGGCAAGCACCTCCTGCGCCTCGACCTGATCTTCGGGTAAGTACGGCCGCAGCTCGGCGGCCAAGCGCCGCTCCCATTCCTGCTGGCCTTCGGTTACCGGCGGCGGAAATTCCAGAACATTCATATTGTCGGCGCGACGTCCCATTGAACGCTCCCCGCTGTTTTTTCTGTCCGCCGGGAATAATTATCCACAACTTCCAATTTGTTGTCTAGCTCCACACATTGCCGCAGATATTTTTGGCAACGCCTACCGCACCTCTGTAGGCGCTTGACTGACTACAGCCCTTCTGTACATTCCCAACCTTGATTTGTACAAGGATTGGTGATGCTCAACGCAGCGCAGATCGCCGCTCGCACCGGCAAGCTTGGTTCTTCCGACATAGGCAAGCTGATGGGTGGCAACGCCCAGGACATCCACACTCTCTGGCTGGAAAAGACGTTGCAGAAGATACCCGACGACCTGTCCGACGTTTGGCCGGTGCAGCTCGGCGTCGCGACCGAGCAACTCAATCTCGATTGGTACGAACGCAGGGCGCGTCAGTCGATCAGCCGTCGCGGTGATGTCGTCTCGCATGTTCGCTACGATTGGGCGATCTGCACGCTCGATGGCTGGATTGATGAACTGCAATGTCCGATCGAGTGCAAGCACGTTGGCGGTCGCGAGCCGTTCGATCCCGTCATCATCGCGCGCTATCAGCCGCAGATGCAGTGGCAGATGGAAATCACGGGCGCGGATCAATGCGCGTTCAGCGTGATCATGGGCACCGCTGAGCCGATCGTGGACTTCATTCAGCGCGATGCCGACTATGCCGGCATCCTGCTGGAGCGCGGCGCACAGTTCATCAAGCACGTTCGCAACAACACGCCGCCGGTCGAGCTGCCCGCGGTGCCTGCGCCGATCGACGCCACGGCGATCTACGACATGCAGGGCAACAACGAGTTCGCCAACCAAGCCGCCATCTGGCTCGATCTACGCGACAGTGCAGCTGCGTATGACGACGCAGCAAAGATACTCAAGAGCATGGTTCCACCCGACGCGAAGCGGTGCTTCGGGTATGGCGTGCAGATCACGCGCAATCGCCTCGGCCATCTTTCACTGCGGGATAAGGCCGAATGACATACGTCATCCAAATCCACAGCCCGCCCGATGTCGAGGATCAGTATCTCGTCAGCTTCGATTTCGATGCGCTCGGCGGCAGAGGCTGGGGCATCTTTAGTGACAAACCGGAGCACGCGATGCGCTTCAAGACACTGCGCGACGCGCTGGAGTTCTGGCGCACGCAATCAACCGTCAAACCGCTGCGGCCTGACGGCAAACCCAATCGGCCACTGACCGCAAGCACAATCAGCGTCTTCAAAGTGGAGGAAAACGACAATGGCAGTGCCAGCAAAGACGACGCCGCTCGGCGACATCATGGAAGCAGTCATCATCAAGGGTGATCTGAAGAAGCTAACACCGGAGGAGCGGGTTCAGTACTACAACGAAACGTGTAAATCCGTAGGCCTGAACCCGCTTACGCGCCCGTTCGAATATATCGAACTACAAGGCAAACTCACACTCTACGCACGCCGCGATGCTGCCGACCAATTACGGAAAATGAATGGCATCAACGTCGAGATCGTCTCGCAGGATGTGTCGGATGGATTGTTGTCGATCCATGTGCGCGCGAAGGATCGCGACGGCCGCATGGACGAAGACCTCGGCGTCGTGAGCTTCCCAGAGAACATGCGCGGTGACGTGCGCGCCAACACGATCATGAAGGCCGTCACCAAGGCAAAGCGCCGGGTGACGCTGTCGATCAGCGGCCTGGGCTTCCTCGATGAAACCGAGGTCGAAACTATTCCTGGCGCGAAGACGCCACCGCCGCCCGCACCCAACGTGCTCCTGCATGACCCAACGACAGGAGAGATCACCGAAACCACCGCCCCGGACCAAGCCGCATCACCGGGAGCAGTGGACGCCGCCCCGTTATCGGACACCCCCAATGGCGGGGCGGCACAACTTCCCATCCATGACATGGCGCGGGAAGCGGCGTCACGCGGCGCAGAGGCCATGCGCGTATTCTGGCGCAACCGCACCAAGAGGGAGCAGGAGCAGATCAATAAGATACGCAAGGAGCTGAACGACCTTGTCGATGAGGCTGAGGCAGCAATCCTCGCCGACAAGGCAATCGAGGAAGAAGCAATCGCAGAAGAGGAGGCGCAACGTGGTGGATAGAGTTGAATACCTGATGCGACTGACGCAGGACCATTGCGAGCTTGGCGACGAGATAGCAAACCGTCAGCATCATGAACGGTCTGCGCATCTGCAGAGAGGCGAGCAGCTATTGAGAATTGCGGAGGGGTTGGTCGAGCTTCTCAAGCGCGATCTGCGCCGATACGGATATCAGGAGAAGCCGACACTGACGCAGGAGGGACAAGCACAGATGCCGCGCGTCGTGCGGCAGGGACCGGCAGCAGCTAATAATTAGAGATGTCGGCTAGGATGCGGTCACCCCCTAGCTGGCAGGCCCCGTTGGTGGACCCACCTCCACCTCGGGGCCACTAAACCACAATACGCCACGATACCTTGCCCATGCCGGCGATCCCGAGTGACTTGGCGAGCGACGGTGACAAATCGATACCGGCAGGATTGCTCGGCACCCGCCCCTTCTGTGGTCCTCGCGGGATCGGTGTTTTGGTGGCGTAACACATCTCGGCCACCGGCCGAGTGCCCTTCGCCCAGTAGTCGTCATCGATCATCCAGGGTCCGACATCCTCAATGGTCGCCACGACGATATCACCGTCGTCGTTCATGACCTCTACATCCGGCCGTGACGAGAAGCGATAAGGCAGCGCCACGAACGGCTCGCTATCGTCCAGCTGGCCACCGTAGGCGGATTGCTCACCCTCATAGTTGCCAAACACCGTTGCGGTGATGCCGTATATCCATCCCTCCGCGGCGGGAGGTATCCCTATCGGCGGCGGTTCTTCCTCAAGCAGCGCAGCCCAAGTGTTTGGGCCGCAGATGCCATCAGCTTGTAATCCCAGCGAGCGCTGAAACTCTTTTACGAGCGCTTCAGTGGTCGAACCGAAGTCGCCGTCGATCCATTTCGGCAACAGCGTTTGCATATGAACCACATCAGGCCCCGTGTCGCCCTTGCGTAGCGTCGGCTTCGCCGCTGACGGACTTGGAGGGGGCGGGGTGCCTCCCTCCTTAGGCCATACGAGGGCGAGGACATTGCTCTTAGGGAATGGTGCCAGACTGATAGCATCGGATTGATTGCCACCTCTCAGCATGTAGTTGGAGCCGGATGTGCTCTCGTAAAATGCGACATGCCCGCCGCCGCTTCGCGTCAGAACCACAACACAGCCGAGCCGGGGCACCTTGAGCACCGTGAAGTTCTCGTCGTCGGCAAAGCTCCTCGCCCATAGCCAGCGCTCGACATCTGTATCGCCGAAGGGGCTGCGCAAGCCGGTGCGAGCAAGGCAATACGCAACGGTCAGGCCGCACCATGGGATGCTGTCGGCGCGATAGGAATTTGCATATGCGGCTTGTTCAGGAAACGTGCGGCCGATGTAATCGGCCATCGCGAGTATCTTCTCGTTGTTGGCAGTCCCCGACACTTCCGACATGCCCGTAATGGCGCGAGCTTCCAACAACCAGTCAGGGGTTTCACTCATTTCAAGTCCTCCTCGGTGGGAGGATCACGGGCGTCAATGCCCGACATGACCTCGATGTATATCTTTCGCGCATTGCGGTGACCGCGTAACGCCCGGTCCTGGCTTTCCTTGTTGGTGTCGGTCATCCAGTTCTGAAACAACAGCGCCACCCTGCTCCGATACGCAGCCTCAACTCCCTGCCGATCGAGCCGATTGAGCTTGCGGTCATAGACCGATGGCTGCAGTGGTTCGCTCTTGGTTTCGTCCTCGAGCAGTGCGAGCAGCATTAACGTGAGGATGACGGTAGTGGCAATGATTACTAGGCGGAAAACTATTTGACGGGCACGCATGTCACATGAATATCTCGTCGGCGCGCGCTTGCGTCAGAATGCCGTCGGTAACGAGCGCGGTTTTCAAGGTGGTCACTTTTTTCTTGTTCAAGTCGATGGACGGCTCAAAAACCACAACGTCCCAATTCTTGGCGTTGCCGGCGGTCTGCCTCCATGCTGCTGCGGTGGCGGCGCGATACTCCGCATTGGTGAACCGGCCGATGAACGAAGCGGCCGAAAGTATCGCCTTGGGGTCAATCGGAATGGTCGCAATGACGTTGTTGCCAGCGTCGATCTGCGGCTGCGTGGCACCCGCTCCCGGTTCAAATGACCATGTGGCGCGGTTATTGGGATCGCCGACCGTAGTGGTTTCAACCGGACAAACCTCAGCTATGGCGTCTTGCAGCGTGCCGGCGTCCATCACACCATCCATACGGTAGTTAGCTGTTGCTGTGCTCCGCCCGAATACGAGGTGTGAGCATTGGTGCCGTCACCCTGCTCCGTTGCTGCTACAAAATAAAATCCCAGCCTCGCGGCGTAAGCAATGGACACCCCATATGTCTCCGGCTGCGCAGTATACGGTTGCGCAGTTGCTGTTGCGTCCTGGGTAGTCGTTGAATTTAGCGCGACGCCAATGTTGAAAAATCCTGCGGTCCCCGCATTGCCAATAAAATAATAGATAAAAGTCGCCTCTTCCGCTAATCCAGACACAAAGCTGAGGCGCGTATTGTTGTTGCCATTGGTGGCGCGGATCGTGGCCGATGTATAAGCCCAGCTG